CCTTACGGTTGTCAATCCATACATACTCTTGTCCGTCTTTGATTCTAGGTTTATCCATCACTAGTCCGTGGTATTTAAACCCGTTTCGTTTTAACCAGCCTTCAGTTACAGTTCTGTCTTTAGACTCTCTAGCGGTAAAGAAGGTTATGATATTGCCCTCGTCATACCAATTGTTGATGATCTCCAAAGCATTAGGTAAAGTATTGGCAGTCAGATAGAGATGACTATCCTCGTTCTTGATATCATCACAGATAGTACCATCAATATCAATAAGAAAAATCTTGTTCATGAAGAAGCGTTTTGCAGTATCAAATATAAATATAAATTTGTAATGTTTAAACTTTTAATGTATATTTATAGTGTACCAACAAACCTTTAAAGTATGAGTGAAGATCAGCAACCTTACGAAACTCCTGAAATGACTCCGGAGCAAATGCAGGAAAAACGTGCTCAGCTTGATGCTTTCTATGATGATGTTATTCCTCATCTTGAGAAGCAGCTGAAGTATGAAGAGCTTCGTGCAGCTATTGAGATTGCACGTTTGAAGAATCTCCAAGCTCAGGTTACTATGGCCAATATGATGGCACCAGAGCCCGAAGAAGATGATGACGATGCTACTGAACAACCCATCAAAAGAACTCTAAGAAGAGAGAAGTGATGGCTATTGTAAACCAAGTAGCAAAGAAAGTTGTACTACCACGCTGGAACATTGTACAGTTCCAGATCATGGTGCATTGCTATTTGAATGATGTTTCAGTTAGCAGTGCTGATTTAGATTGCCTAACTCATCTTGGCGTAGATCAAGAAGCTGAGCTTACTGAGTTCTGTAATAAGATTACAGACTTAGGGGTGTTTAAGTCTCCGCAAAGTGCAAGAAACGCTTTATCAAAAGCAGAGAAGAAAGGTTTGATTATTAAGAAGGGTAAGAGTAAAAAGAAGATTTCTGTTCACCCTGACATTAATATTCAAACTGAAGGAAACATTCTGTTGGACTATAAGTTTGCTCATATTGAATCCAAGAAAGCCTAAACAAGCAATCAAGAAGACGGCTCAAGCGGAGGGTGTTACTGAGCAACTTGTATCAGATCTAACGCACTACTTCTGGCTAAGGGCAAGAAAAGATATATCTAGTCTTGAGTACCCTAGGGTTAGTATTGCAAATTTTGGTACATTCATGGTCAGATATAACAGAATGGAGAAGCAGATTGAGAAGTACGAGGAGATTCTTGGAAAGCTCAATATGACTAGATACAGAGACTATCAAATATTTGATGAGTTATCCAAAAGAGTAAGTAGAATGAAAGCTTTGATTCTACAGTTAGAAGCTGAACGAACTGAAAGATCCGAACACTATGAAATTAAAAACGCTAATAGAGAACCTGAAAACGATCTGGAAGAACAAGAGACTGATTCTTGAAGGTCTTAAGTACAAAATTTTTAAAACTGAACTAACCGAGAAGGTATATGCTAAAAGACATTCTATCTGTGCGACTTGTCCTAATAGAACAATGGAGTCTCATAAATGCATTGCTCCTGGAACACAACCCTGCTGCTCATTATGTGGTTGTTCTTTGTCTCTTAAACTTAGATCTTTAAGTTCAGAGTGTCCTGCCGGAAAGTGGAAAGCCCACTTTACAGATAAGCAGGAAGAAACTTATTTAAGAAATTATGGCCGTTAAGTTTTTACCAGAAGATCACAAATATGTTAGCGTTGATCCTGCTGAGAATATCAGTTGGATGAGTGTTACATCATTGATTAGTAAGCTTAAACAGCCTTTTGAGGCTGAAAAGATTGCTGAGAAGTCTTCTAAAAACAAAAGATCCAAGTGGTATGGAATGACCAAGGATCAAATCCTTTCTGTATGGAAGGCAGAATCGGAAAGAGCTATTACTGTTGGAAACTGGTACCACAACCAAAGAGAAGAAGATCTTTTGGGTTTAGATAGTATTGAACGTCACGGTAAGGTTATTCCTATTATGCAACCTTTGGCTGATACTTCTGGTATTAAGGTTGCTCCAAACCAACGTCTTACAGATGGCATGTATCCTGAGCACTTTGTTTATATGAAGAGCTTGGGTATTTGCGGTCAATCAGATCTTGTAGAAGTCATAGATGGTGTAGTTCACATTACAGATTACAAAACCAACAAAGAAATCCGTAGTGAGAGCTATAAAGACTGGGAGGGTTTGTCTCAAAAGATGAACCACCCAGTCAGCCATCTTGATGACTGCAATCTAAACCACTATAATCTGCAGCTTTCTATCTACATGTATATGATTCTTAAGCATAATCCAAAGCTTAAGCCCGGTACATTGATGATTCAGCATATTATGTTTGAGGATGAGGGTAAAGATCCAAATGGATACCCTATTCTAAAGACAAACACTGATGGAGATCCTATTATTAAAGACATTATATACTACGATATTCCATATCTTAAAGATGAAGTTCTTGCATTAGTCAAGTGGTTTCAGGATAATAAATCTAAATTCAAATGATAGTAAGACTCTTTGACGTACAGAATGGTAAGGTTATTCCTTCTGAGCATTGTTATACTTTAGAAAGTTTAAAGAAAATAATGACTGCTTATGATGAGGATGCTCCAAAAGTATACAAGTAAATCTTTTACATGACGTGTCCCGAGGCGGACATTAACCCATTCTTTAATGTACTAGAGTCTGAGAAGGAAGAGCTTATCCTTAGAGAAGTAAATATGGATTACTCTACGGAGGATCCTGAGATACTTGAAGCAATGGATCTGTGCAGAAAGTTATATGAAACACCAACATACCGTGCGTATAAGGGTATTGCATCTATGCTTGATAGACTTGCTAGATACATGGAAACTACTGATATTGAGCACGGTAGAGATGGTAACATAAACTCTTTGATTAACGCAGCTGCTAAATTTGAGCAGATTCGTAATTCATTTAAGGGTGCGTACAGTGATTTGAAAGATGAACAAAAGACTACTGTTCGTGGTGGACAGGGTCTTGCTTATGACCAATTGTAACATGAACGAGAACTTCCAAGACATTCTATTTCACTACAATCCTTATGAAGAGTTGTGGTATGCTTTTAGACGTGATGATGCAAACAATTACTTTAGTGATAGAAAGTCAATACCGACTTTGTCATCAGCTAAGATTAAAGATCTTATACAAGGTATTTCAAACGGCATAGAAATCGTTTAATGTTTATTATTGTTCCAACATATAAAAATGGTCAGTGGACTGATACTTCTTTTGAAACAAGAGAAGCTTTCAGAGACTTTTTGCTGACTCTTTTTAAAGAACCGGGACAGTACGGGTTTGATGAGACTTCTGAGGTATTCCAGGAGCAATCAACAAGATTTAACAAGTTAGGATATTATACAGACGCACCCTTTAGATCTAAAGATTTTGTAAACTATTGGGATCTTGAAAAAGGAAAATGCAGAAATGGCATAATCGTTATAGGTAAAAAGCAAACTTGGTATCTCAGTAGAGATTATTACATGTGGTTAAATTTTCTTCCTATCTATGATAAGGAAGAAAGACGGTACGGTTTTGCTAAAGTCCGTGATGCTCAGTATCACATGGCACTGTATGAGATTCTTGCAGAGTTATCCTACAAGCATATTGCCATTCTAAAGAAACGTCAGATTGCATCATCTTACTTTCATATGGGTAAGTTGATTAACCAATACTGGTTTGAAGAAGGTTCTATCTGTAAGATTGGTGCAAGTTTAAAAGATTACATTAACGACAAAGGTTCCTGGAAGTTTCTTGATGAATATGCAAACTTTCTAAATGAACATACTGCTTGGTATAGACCAAGTAATCCAAACAAAGTTCTTCTTTGGGAACAAAAGATTGAAGTAAGGATTGGTGGTCGCATAAGTAAAAAGGGTCTTATGTCTAAGATCCAAGGTCTTTCATTTGATAAAGATGCAACAACTGGTGTTGGTGGACCTGTAACATATTTCTTTCATGAAGAAGCTGGTATTGCTCCCAAGATGGATAAGACATATGAGTATATACGCCCTGCTGTTCAGTCTGGGTTTATTACTACTGGTACTTTCATTGCTGCTGGATCTGTGGGTGATCTTGATCAGTGTGAGCCTCTTAAACAAATGATTTTAAACCCAGAGATAAATGATATCTACGCTGTTGAGACTGATCTTATTGATGATCAAGGTACCATTGGGGTTGCTGGCCTTTTTATTCCTGAGCAGTGGAGCATGCCTCCTTTTATTGATGAGTGGGGCAACTCACTTGTTAAATCTGCTCTTGAGGCCATTGAAGTAGAAAGAGAGAAGTGGAAGAAAGATCTACCACCTGAGCAGTATCAGTTACGTATTTCTCAGAAGCCAACAAACATTCAAGAAGCATTTGCTTACAGAAAAGTATCTGTATTTCCCACAAATTTGGTTTCTGCTCAATTGAAAAGAATTGAAGAAAAGGAGTATCCTTTTGAATTTTTAGAACTAGAATACGGAGAAGACGGAAAAATTGTAGCAAAAGACTCAAGAAAGTTGCCGAT